TTTCTACATTGGTAATAAGTAAAACACAATCTGCCCTAACAAGCACTGATTTGATATCTGCCGAAATGGTACGGTATCATGTTCGTGCTGTGTCTAACGACGAGGATACTTTATTGGGAATCTATACGGATTCAGCAATTAGCTATTGTGTTTCGCAGACCAACCGAAACATCGGTAGCAATACGTTTACCGTTATGCTTCATAAAGGCGAAGCAGCGTACCCTATATACTTTCGAGGTGTAACCGGGGCGGTGACTTCCTTCACTTTAAAATACCTGAATACATCAGGTAATTACGTAGATGTACCATCCGCGAACTTCAGGGTTCAAAGTGACGTGTACCCTACCCTACTTGAGTTCATTGATTGGAGTCCATCCGACATCAGCGAACAAGACAAATATGTCTATAAAATCACATTCACGGCAGGAGAGACATTAAGCTCTCAGCCGAAGCAATTCACCCAAGCTGTGTTACTGTTAGTCGGTCACTTCTACAACCAAAGAGAGGGCGAAATCATCGGTGCAATCAGTGGTGAAATCAAAATCGGTGTCAACCGTCTATTGGAGTCAATCCGTAAGTTCTAATGAGAGCTGGATTACTACATAATCAGGTTAACATCAAAAGAGGTACGTATTCAGTAGACTCCTTCGGTGACCGCACTCGTACACTATCGAATATAGTGACGGGTTTGTGGTGCAGTATAAAATACATCGGCACTCCATCGGCTGGTGCATCGGAAGAAGAAACGAACGATCAAACCACAGGTAAGATCAAGATTGAAGTCACATGCCGCTATTTCGGACTAGGTGACGCGGGTAACGTGGGTTTGAAGTTTGACGATGTAGTAGAGCACATGGGTGGTCTATTTGACATCTACAGCATCCACGTTATCGGCAGAAACGAGCTGTATAAGATTCGTGCAGAGTTGCGCGATGACGAGCAGGTACTTGAGTTTTCTAATCTAAACGCACCGAACGCATAATGTCGAGTTTCAAATCAACATTCGAGTTTGACGCTCGTTCAATTAAAGATTTCAAGCGCACCATGCTACGCCTGAAAAAGATTAAAGACCGAGAGGATTTAATCGTCAAGGCCGCGAAAAGCGCTGTCGTTCCGTGGAGAGCTACGATGCGCTCAAATATGTACAACACAATTGACAGGGTTACCGGTAAAATGGAGAAGTCCATTGGCATCCAGAAATACAAAGACAAGCGCTCGGGACGTATTGGTGCTCAGGTTGGCCCTTCACGAAGTCGCAGGAGTCCTGATGCCAAAGGCGGTCAAGGCTGGAGAGTTCACTTTTTCGCTACACCAGCGAAGCAAATGAAGTCCGAGCATAAGATACCCTTTCAAAACATATACAGAAAGAAATCCTTTATGGTCGTTCGCAGAATGCAAATCAACATGAAGAACGTAATCAAGCACGTTCAAAATCCAAATAATCCCTTAAAGCTACTATAAATGGCAAATATTTCATCAAACAAACTAGGCGTCTTTCTCATAGAGCCTGGGTCAACATCACCACTAGAGGTTCTTAAATCAACGACGACAGCATTCACTGGTGTTGACGACGCAGCACTTGACGCAGCAGGTCTCGTAAACGAAGACTATGCCTACGTCTTATCAAGTACAGGTGCTTTCCTTGGACTAGGAGAAGTCCAAGTTGTTTCAGGCGGAACTGATTTAGAAATTGTCGCAAGCAACGACACACCTGTTGTCCTTGCTGCTGCAACGAGCACTTCACTAGAAGCGTCAAATACCATCAACGAAGTTGCTGCTCGTGACGGATCAGGCAGTTCAAAGAACTTCATTGCTAGTGGCGCTCTGAGCTGGAACGTATCCGTAGACGGATTGCTAGATATTTCAGGAACAACGGGTTCAGCAGTCAGTTTGACTGATGCGGCAGCGGCACAGAAGTACGTACACGTAGAGTTCGATACAGACGTATCATCAGGCAACGATCAATCAACCGTGAAATATGTGGGTCAGGCTTTGATTGGCTCAGTCACATTGAGCGGAGGGGTTGACGATATCGCTACTTATAGCGCCACGCTACAAGGCTATGGCGATTTGTATAAGGTAGTATAACCTAGTATTTACTAAGGGA